GTTGAACAACACGTCTAACCGAGCTTCTATGCGGTTGACCTGATCTTTAAGGCTTGACCCGCCGTTTGGCCTAAATTCTTGAAGCACGGATCGAATCATGACCTTGACGCCAGAATAGACGGCGGCAACTACACCAATGCAGCATGTAACAACCGCCGCCCATTCGGTCGGCGTCATTCCCCAGTAACTCCGAAACTTTTGTCATTTGGATTAATCGCACGAAGCAAGACAGGCGCAATTGCTGCAAGGCCAGCATGTAGTAAAACTTTAGGGTCTTGAATTCCTGCCATGTAAAGCGCAAGCATTGCCGCTATGAACGATCTAGCATAGCTGGCAAGGGCTGCTTTGATTTTGGCTTTATCCATTTTTTTGTCTCCTTTTTTGGTTTTACTACTTTTGTTGGCATTTCAATTTTTGGGTATTCGCCCTTGTACGGCACAAACTTTGGCACACCAAAACCAACAATGTCACGCTTTAATGATCGTTGCTTAATCATGACCATGCCACCATTGCGCTGGTCGCCTGTGCCTGACGTATTGCCCTCAATGCAAGTGACTATGTCGCTGCCATGCTCAAAATCGATAACAATGCCAATGTGACTAATGCGATCAACTCCGTCATGTGGGAAGTCCATAAATGCCAATGCGCCTAGACTTGGCAAATGTGACCAACGATTTGTTTCCTTGAATTTATGTGCGCCAATTGCCGTTGAAACCACTGAATGAATCTTGACTCCAGCTTGATCTGCACACCAATTGACAAATGAACCGCACCACGGCAAACCGTCAGCCTTTGTAAATTTGCCATACTTTGTCAGGTTATTGCCTTCTTCGACTGTACCAATCTCAGCTGCGGCAACTTCGATCAATCTAGCATTTGTGCCTTGTGGAAATGTCATGACAACAAAAGTTTCGCTTCATCTTCGCTTATGCCTAGACGTTCTAACAAAGCTGCCTTAGCAATTGCAGCTGCTTCCTCTTTTGCAGTTAATGCCAAATCAGCTGCTAAAGATTCTTCATGCTTTTTTGTTTCTTCAGCCGTCATGTCGCGAGTAATTGTTTCGCCAGTTTCAGCATTATGAATAGTGATTTTATAAGCCATAGACATAGTAATTCCCCGACAAATTCCCCGCGCTAGCGGATAGTGTGAAGCCTGTGATGGCGGCCGTCAGTCCGATTCTGTTTTTGTACATAATCCAATTATAAGCTGCAACGTCTGCTCTTGTTGTGTTTCCAAATACGTCAGCACTCTTTTGCAAACTTATGTCGCTATAACGCGGAATTTGAACAATGGTTGTATTGTCAGCAAAAACTGCGTTATCGACATTTCCTGCGATTCGGCTTTCTGTTGAAGCTGCGTTTGCGTAACCAAAAGTATCAGCGGTACCGCTTGAGTTAAAAGCGATTGATCCGTTGTAAATGTTGTCTGTGGCATTAAACAAAATAAAAAGATTAGCTGCGTCTGTTGAAGATCGATGACTTCTAAATAAAATCCGTAAATCTGTGTATGCCTGACTCAAACCGCTTACGACCGTTGATGTTGATGACAAGGTTCCCGATGCGATCAACGACCAGCCTGAACTTGGATTTGACCAAGTTGGCACGCCGCCTGTAACTGTCAAAACCTGTCCCGTTGTGCCAATGCCTAAGCGTGTATTTGTGTTGGCAGTTGCAGATGAATAAGCAAGATCGCCCAGTGTTGTACCTGGCTGCAATGCCTTTAAGCGTGTATCCACGCCTTGTAATGCAACGTCAAAATCTGCGGGCAAATCAGTTACTAAATCGCTCGCCGTAGGTAAAACAAAACCATAATTGGAAGTTGGATTTGCCAAGTGAATTTCCTTTCGTCAAGCCACTATTGTGGCATTTGCCCAGTCTAAAGTCGGCGACACGCTTGTCCATGTTTCGGTAACTGGCACGTCATTCCAGCGCATTGCCTGCAATGAATAAGCCAGCGGCGATAATAGCAAAGTGACCGAAAGTTGATTGTATGAAGCTCTAAATGACCAGCCTTCGACAAAGCCTTGAAATGTACCTGAATTCATGTTCAAGGGTAAATTTTGTAGGGCAATTGCTTCACCCATAAAAATGTTGATTAAGTTGTCACGGTCAGAATTGTCAATTTCAGGGTTTGTAAGGTCAAAAGTAATTTCGCTAAAAATAGGTTGAGGGTTAGCACGCAATGACAAATAAAAGGCAGCTTGTGCCGTGGCGTCAGCTGAGTCGTGCAGTGTCGTAGTGATCACTTGACCTAGATTTCCATAAACAGCAATTGACGCTGGATCGCTGTCTGAAACGTCATTTTGACTGGTTGAGCCGTATTTGATCGTTATGGCGTTGCGAACGTCACCAACGCGGGTTTCGATACGCAAACCATTTGCTCTAGCCTGACGCGCATCAAGATCGATGTAACCGTTAGCTGTTAGGTATTGCGTGCGGTGGGTTGAATCTGCATAACCAATGCGACCTTGTGGGTCTTCATAAAGATAGCCAATGCCTGAAGTTGCCAATGCTGAAACTAAACTGTAAGCGTCAATAGGGTCAGCATTGCCAGCGCGTGCGGATAAATCATAATTGCCCGGGCGATCAATTTCACCAATTCCTGTGTTTCCAGCATTTGCCCAAGTTGTAGCAGGATCAAAGGTTGCCCAGGTCAATGCCCCTGGTACTTCAGCCCAAGTTTGAAACAAAACCTGAGACAAAACTTCAAAGATTTGATCTCCCTCAAAATCACGCGCAAGTGCGTCCGTATAAATGTATTTTGACAAACGTGACAATGCACCCAATGCAGTAATTGAATACGTCTGGGTGAACATGGTTGAACCGACGTCTCGAACTTCCAAACCAATGTCAACTACGTTGCCGCCAAAAATAGGTACAAAAACGTTAGATGTGTTTTTAACTGAAACACCGATTGTTGAATTGATCGAAACTGGGATTGCAGTTTGGTTGACGTCGATCAACTGAAGATTGACATAACCCGCCTGTGCTTGCTCATAGATGTTTGTGCGACCGCTGCGAATGACAAGATTTGCCAAAATCGCGTCGGTGTATTCAACGCCGTCAATTTCAACCAGCCAAACTGGATTCCACTGGCTCATGCGATTTGCAGGTTAGTTGCGCCACCTGTGCCGCGATAGAAAGAATCATTGATAATGTTGTAAATCTCTCTTGCTGTGCCTTCTTTGTCAAATGCACCCGAAACATTTATGTTGTATGTAGGGCCACTTGAAGCTGCTTCAGCAACTCTGAAACTTCCAGGATTAAATGATTCTGAAACAATGCTGCTAGTTGCGCTTGCTGCCATTAAAGCAGCTGATGAAACACCTGCACTAGCTAAGCTACCTGTTAGACCTTTTGTACCGCCAAGCCTTGCCGCGTCAGCTGCGGCTTTTCTTGCGTCTTCTACGGCCTGAGCTTCAGCAATAAGTTTTAATTCAGAAGGTGTATACCCAAAGGAGCTACCGTCAGGCCGTGTCCCTGAAAAACCGCCAGTGCCACCGCCGCCCCCACCTATCTTTGGAATTGGTTGAATGTTTGATCCTGGCTTGACTAAGTTTATGCCTCTGATCAATAAATTGATGCCGTCAATTGCTGTGTTAATCAATGGCTTGATCGCACCCAAAACATTAGCAATAACATTTAAAACAACGTCTGCAACTTTACCAATTGCGCTAAATGCTTCGCCTAACACTCGTCCAATAATCGGTGCAGCAACCTTGATGACTTCAAAAAATGATTCAAACTCATCTTTGTTTTCAACAACCGTTTTTTTAATCCTGTCAAATGTATCTTTAAAAGCGTCAAAGATTGGTGTAACAATACTTTTAATAATTCCAGCGACATCAGTAATAACTTTGCCAAACCCGTCACCTTCGGTAAGACTAAACGCTGCTGAAAATGCGTTAATGGCCGGCAATGCGTTTGTATTGATAAACTGCAAAAGTTTGTCAAGTATTGGAAGCAACGCCGTACCGACGGATTCTTTTGCTTCATCGAATGCCACCTGTACACGTGCGATCTTGCCTGCATAAGTGTCTGCGTTTGCGGCAGCTGCACCGCCAAACAAATCAGTTAAACGAGCTTGTACCTGCTCAAATGACATTGTTTTTAATTCCGCAGCAGATAACCCGACACCTAATTTACCCAGTGCGGCAGTATTGCCGTCATAAGCTTTGGCCAGTGAATTTGCTACGGCTTCAACTGGCTTACCTGTGGCCGCGCTTATGTCAAGGGCTGTTGTTAGTAAATCTTGTGCCTTTGTAATGTCGCCCGTTGATCTGACTAAGCGACCGAGTGCTGGGCGTAATTCGTCGTCAGCTACACCAGTAGCCAATGACATTTGCAGGATCGATTGTTCGGTTGCTGCAATTTGTGCAGTTGTCGCGCCTGTGGCATTTTCTAAAGCCAACGCCAATTGCGTTTGTGCTTTTTCGTCAGCGATTGCAGCTTTAACGCCTTCAATGCCAATGGCAATTGCGGCAGCACCAGCGGCAGCGGCAGCTGCGGCGAATGCTTTACCAATGGCTATGCCAGCCTTACCGACCTTGTCGCCAAATGAATCAACATCGCTTGAAGCCGTTTTCAGCGATTTGTTAAGATTGTCAACGTCTCCAAGAATCGAAAGTTTAAGGGTGCGACTGCCAGCCATTAGTCATACTTCCTAACTATCGTTGAAAACGCTTCTTCCCACTTTTTTAAAATCTCAGGTTGGACGGCTCTCAATGTCGGATAGATAAACCAACCCCGTGTGCCACGACCTTCACGGCCTGACCACACTGGAAATTGCTTATAGCGATTTGATCCAAATTCGTAGCCGCCCCAAACCTGTTGAGTTGTGCCGCCACCACTTAATTTTTGACGTGCAAAACCGTAGGAAATTTCACCAATTTTTGATGACTTTGAAACTGTCGCACCACTGGCAATGATTGAAGCAACACGGTTGCTTGCTGATCCAGCTGTGCCAATGACTTTTTGTTTAACGTATTCTGCAAGCTCTGACGTTTTTTCTTTTGCTTGCTTTGTAGCTTCTTCGTCCATTGCTTTGAAAGATTTTACAATGGCACGCAATTCAGCCTTGTCGTAGCTGATTGCCTCACTTGCCATTTGCTCGCCTCTCCAAAATCTCAATGACCGTCAAAATGTCTTCGGCGGTTTCAAATACGTCTGGGGGTAGCCCCGTGGCCAAGGCTACCTCCCAGACAATTCGACTTAGGCTTCCGACTGGGTAGCTTTTGGGTTTGCTTCACCAACGATCACTTCGGCAATTGTTTCTGTCCAAATGTCGATTGGCT